TGGTTGCCTTTTTTGACTTGTTGAAATTCAACGTCTACTTCAATAGGCAATTTCCCTTTTAAATGCAATAGTTTATTATGTGATTCGGCATTGCCGTATTCGTAATCTGCTGAATCTACGCCGAATTCATTTACTGCACCGTCATACACAGGTAGCTGTAATGTCACGCGACAATAGTCGTATTGTGTGCCGTTTTCGGTTTGACCTTTATTCCATTTAACTTTTAATAGTAATGCTTTCATGTTTAATTCCATTCTCTTTTAGGGTTTAAAATCTCTTGTGGAGTCATATAATAACGAGCCTCTTTCCACACATCTGCGTACATTGCGTTCTTATATTCCTCGAATGTCATATGTTTTAGTTTACATTTGGTTTTAGAATCAAATTCATCTCCTATTTTGTCCAATAATTCATCTATTGAATATGTCAAACGCCTACGCTCATGCATAAACGGAACGGTTAGGTTGTTACAAAAATAAACAGATGTATCTAGCCTCTTTGGTACTTTTGCTACTGGATTTACTACAAAATCAAACACTTCTTCTTTGGTTAAGTTTAATTCTTTATGCAGGTAGTTTAAAAAACCTGATGCCTGCATGCTGGCATATTTCTGGCAATGTTCGATGCCTACTGTTTCCTGCTTTTTTTTAGCTCTATTCTTGCTATTTGCTCTTTATGATTTTTAAATAATTGTTCACATATCGGATATGCACCAGTCAGATACTGCCCTGGATTTATTAATATGTCATGAGGGATAATGATATCTTTGTTCTTCAGTTCTAATTCAAAACGCACCCATTTGGATTGTTCATCACCTTGCTCTTTGCCTTTTTCATATATTCGGCAATATTTGCTTGATTTGCGTGAGCCTATATATAGGGTTTTGCCTCGATTGGTACCAGATAACCAATCTGAACCAACGCATTCGGCTACTGGCTTTGTATACCTTGAGGTAAATAGCCCTGATTCCCAATCTTTTAATGCTTGCTCAGGTGTGTACTCACCTTCAATAAAATCATGAGCTAAATCGCATCGGGTTATTCTTGCATTCGGCGCAAAATCCTGTAGGAATTGATATAGCCGATGTTCCCAGCCATCTTGCGCTGCCATTAATCAGGTACCGGTAAAATGAATACATACGGTTTCTCTTTGCTGTGAGCCTCCAAACGCAACATAACCATACGATACGCGTTCAGTGCCCATTAAATAGGACATGCTATAGCCGTTACGAC